TATTTTAAATTATTCATTAAATTCAAGTAGAAATTCTGAATTATTTTCTTCAACTTTGTCTGATAATAACCAAAGAGAAAGGAAATCATTAAATATGGTTGAATTTAAAAATAGATTAAAAGAGCACGGGTGGTATTTACCAGATTCTACATTAAAATACAATATGTTTAATAGAGGTAAGTATTTACATTGTTATGTATGTGAAGATTTAGCATCTTATTGTCAAGTTGGAGCAAGTAAGACAATACCTCGTTATCTAATGGATATGGCGGAAGTTAATATTACAAGTTCTATTAAAATGGAAAATATATTTATTCTTTGTCATAAATGTATTATGGATGATTATTTGATAGAAGCGCCCAGAAATTATAAATCGTTAGTAAATTATAAAAAACGGAAGACTTCGTGGTTTTCTACTCAATTAAAAATAAATAGCGATTTAGAAAAAGAAGTAATAACTATGTATGATGAAGAATTTAGATTAAGAGGACAACTATCAACATTAACAGATGAAAATAATATTATTAAACAAAGGGTAATAGATTTACAATCAAATATAGAAATAGAATCCGAAAAATATCATAGATATAATGATGTTATTGCTGAAAATGGAAAATTAATTAATAATCTAACATCCGAATCGGATAAAATGGAAAAATATGTTAAAAATGCCACCTTAAAATGTAAAAGTAATATTACTAAAACACAACTAAAAATGAATGAATTGTATGATAATTATATCAAAAAAGTTCAAGAAAATGCGAATAATTTAGATTCTATATTTCAAATGGAAAATAGCAGTGAAGCACCTTGTCAAATTTGTAGAGTTAAAAAAATAGGTATATTTTTAGACCCATGTGGACATTGTTTATGTACTAACTGTTCCGATATGATAATAAATGACGGAAAATGTCCATATTGTAAAACTATAATTATGGAACATAAAAAAATGTTTTTAGGATTTTAAAAAGTTTTTATATAAATCAGATTCTATATATTTACAATATAATTGATGAAAATCTTCCACACTAATTGATTCTCCAGACGGACCTTTATCTCCAACATCCCCTTTTCTTCCAGAAGGTCCTTTATCACCTCTAGTTCCTTTATCTCCTGCAGGTCCTCGAGTTCCCTGTTCTCCTTTATCACCTTGAATACCAACCATACCCATTGCTCCATCTGGACCTCTTTCACCTTGAATACCACTCGGTCCTCTTTCACCTTGAATACCCATTTCTCCATCTGGACCTTTAAATCCAATATCACCTCTCGGGCCTTTATCTCCTTTGGGACCTTTTTCGCCTCTATCACCCGGAATTCCTTGTTCTCCCCCTATTCCTCTTTCACCTCTTAAACCTCTGTCTCCTCTTTCTCCTCTTTCTCCTTTTTCTCCTGGTGGTCCGGGTGGTCCGGGTGGTCCCGGTATTCCTTGAATGCCTTCGTCTCCTTGTGGTCCTTTTGGACCAATAGGTCCTAATTTACCGAATTTATCACGAAGAACGATAGCAATAAAATTTTCTAATGCTCTACCATCTGTTCTACTTTCTGGGTCAAATTGTCCGAATCTTTCTTGAATATCTAATATAATTTTATTAAGATTATTAATATATTCTTGTTGTTGATTAATATTATATTTCAATTCTGTGTTTATTTGAACTGTTTCCAACATAGTATCTGTTAATTGTTTTATTTGTTTTTGTAATTTTGTTATTAATAATTGATGTTCCATGATTATGATTTATTATGATTAATATAATTGTTAAAAATACGGTAAAAATCCTTAAATTATAAAATTCGGAGTAAATGTTTTATAATAAAACTTTAGTATGTGTTTCAAGGAATTCATTTAATTTTCTTTCTTTGTTTTCTGTGAATGTTGTTATTGAAATTATTATATTTTCAACATCTTTTTCCGAACCTTCTTTATCTTTTTTTGATTGAAATTCTTCAAACATATTACAAATAATTTCGATTTCTCGGTCATTCCATAATTTTTTAAGAAATTTATGAATACGATTATTATCATCTACTGATATATCTAAATTTTCTAAAACTTTACCATCTCCTCCTTCATCTGGAGGTGTTAAATGAATTATCCTCTTATTTTCAATAATATCAATATAGTAATCAAGTGTGTATTGGATAGCACAACTGGATGGGTATGATTTTTTAAGTATTCTTAAACCATTGGCAGCAATATCAAAAAGAAATGATATTTTTCTCTTTCTGGAATCTATTCTTTTGTCTCTATTTTTTACCTTGGAATCGCTGTCTTCTTCTTTTTCATATTTTGGGTCTTTCCAATACCACTTAATACATTTCTGAATTGGATTAAATATATTATGGAGGTCATCGCGTCCATCTCCATTAAATGACCTTATTACACCTTGAAAATAATTGGGTTCATCGAATTTTATTTGATTATTTGTAATACTAATTTTTGTTCCTTCTTGATAAAAATTAAGTAATCCAATTTTGATAAAACAAGATAAAGGATCAATAATTATGTTTTTCTCTTTGCTTGTTAAAGCCCATTTACTTAATGCTTGGTATATATTACTACTAATAAGTGAACTGAACATTTAGAAAAATAATGAACAATAATAATAATGAATAATAATTATTTAATTATTTAATTATTTAATTTATTGTATTTTATAAAGAATATAATTATCTATTATAACCATATTAATTTATTTCATTTATTTCATTTATTTCATTTAATAAAATTGATTTAATAAAATTGAATTCATAATTAATAAATCAAAAAAGTAATCTAAATCTAAAACAATCTAAATCAAAAAAGTAATCTAAATCTAAATATTACACATTTTTCATTTTCATTAATTATTAAAATTGATTTAATAAAATTGATTACTTAATTTTATCATAAACTTAAAAAATTAAAAGAAAAATTAAAAGAAAAATTATTAATCATGGCGGCAGCAGCAGCAGCAGTTGAACCTAATGATGCGATTAATTTATTAACATCGCAACTTCAATCTACTAATATTAAAAAGATTTTTAAATCAAATAAAGAAGAAAATGTTGTTATTGATATTCTCGAAGAATCTGTTAATTCACTAGACGGTATAAAAAAATATAAAACTAAATGGGGGACTGGTGATATTACTTGGGAACCTAAATCAGTATTTTCGGATTATACTTTATATATTCATTCTATTAAGAGTAAGTATAATACTACTATTTCACAAAATGATAATTTAAAAAGTGCTTATGTTTATTTGAGAACAAGTAATCCAAATGATATAAGTATTGCAACCCAAAGAGATTCTATATTTTCTTATTGTAAAAATCTTGGAATTAAAGTATCATTCCTTTCAGAGGACAGCGGTATATCAGGAAGATATAATAAGAAAAAGAATATTATGAATAATTTGGATAATGAACTTGGATATTGGATTCCATATTTGGAAGATGGAAAGCATATTATGGTAGTAATGAGTGTTGATAGGCTTGGTCGGCATACATCCAGTATTCTTACGATTTTGGATACTCTTGCGAGTAGAGGTGTGGAAACACATTTTATCAAGGAGAATATTATTTGGAATTTAAATACACCAAGTCATCAAAAGGCGATTATTCAACAATCCGCTTCTCAAGCAGAACAACATTCTGATATTACAAGTGAAAAAATAAAGAAAACTCATGCGAGATTGCGTTCTGAAGGACATTTTATTGGAAAAGCCCCTTTTGGACATCGTATTTATAGAGATATAACTGGAATTCGTCGTTTAGGTAAGAATAAGAAAGAATTGGGTATTATCCGTAAAGTTCATTCAACTTATACTAAGTATAAATACACAGTTATTGAGAACAATGGTATTAGACGACAATTGGATAAAAAAGAAATTTATACTAATTTACAAGAAGAAATTAAAAATGATAATTGTCGGAATAGAAATGGAAAAGAATTTAATATTACTTCCTTAAAATATTTGATTAATAAATATCAAAATAATCCTATTCCAGATGACACAGAAATGTATCAAGAAGATACTAATTATCGTCCATCTTCACAACCTTTTAATCTGAATAATTTCATTAATTCTGCTCCTCCGATATCTCATCCTATTGCTCAACTTGCAGTCCAACAAACTATCCAACCAGTAATTCAAGCACCTATTGCTCAACCCAACCAAATACAGTCAAATCAAATGTCTATATTTTCAAGGATTTTCTCTTGGGGTAAATAAAATAAAACTTTTGAAATGATAAAAATGATAAAAATGATAAAAATTACTTATTATTAATTACTATTACTTATTATTAACGAATACTTATTATTATTAATTATTTTTTTATATCTAATAATATATCAAAAAACAAATTATTAGAAAATTATTAGAAAATCATTAGAAAATCAGATAATTATAAATGGCATCAACATCAACTTGGCGGTCCATTTTTTCAGGTGAATCTACTCCATTACAATGGATTATTATATTTATAGTATTTCTATTATTAGTTAATTTCATTGATATTATATATTATCAATTTACAAAATTCACAAAAACTATTACAATAAAAAGTAAATATAATGCGATGAAAAGTGGTAGATATGGTGGAACAAAATATATGATTGAAGATACCGATTTAAATCTTTATAAAGTAATTAATGTAAATTGGAAATTGGATTTTAATGAAGCGGAAGATTGGAATCGTATGGAAGTTGGTAAAACATATAAAGTAAATGGATATGGAAAACGTATGTCATTTGTAGGTAAATACCCAAGTATATACTCTTATTCTCAAGCATAAAATAAATTTCTTGACTTTTTTCTACTTTTTTTTTGATAAATCATCTGGTCTGCTTCATTTTTCATAAATTTCACTATTCTTTTAAATTTTATGTTTAAATCTTCTAATTCTTCGGAACTTAATTTATTACCAAATGAATGCATCATATATATGTGTGATTCAATACGAGTTACTAACATTTTCTTTCCAATACTTTTTTTACTATGTATATATTCACCTTTTAATAATGTTTTATCGTGTAAAGTATATTTACTATTTTTTAATATTTTCATATAATTCGCGTCAGTCCATTCTGGAACAAAACAGATTACAATATACTTTTTATTTTCCTTTCTCATTTTTTCTAAAATTTGAGTTAAATAAATTGATGCTTCATCCATAAAAGAAGTAATATAAGGTGGATTGAATATTGCTCCTTTTGATTCTTTTTCAAATACTTTAGAGTTTTTTAATTCAAAAAAATCACCTAATGAACCCATTTTCTCATCTGTATCTAAATTTAAAGAACAATAATATGGTAATGTAAAATTCAAAGGACTACCAAACATTTCTGTATTAATATCCAATATCTTATTAAGGTATTTGTATAAATTATAACCTAACGCCCATTGTTGTCCGCTATCTTTAGTTAAACCGTATCTTAATATCATTCTAATAAAATCTATAGGTGTAATTTTATCATTATTAACAAGGTTATTATGAATATTATAATACCGTTGATGTGATATTTTCTTTATATAATCGCGATAATGTATTTCAATATGGTTATCTTTATCAATGATTTCTGTAATATTTTTGTCTGTTTGAGATAAATCTGTTTTTTGAGATGTTATATATAAATGTTTTTGATAATCATCATACGCTTTTAAAATTGTTTTTGATATTGTATCTGTAAATTTACCTATATCTAATGCTTTATGTTTCGGAATATGTTTCGCCATTATAATATCTCTATATTCTTCAATCGCTTTTTTAACAAAAATATTATTAATGACAGATTCTTTGTTTGTAAATTTTACTTTATAAAGTTGATTAATATCTTTACCAGAATCTAATAAACTTAAAACCATTCTTTCAATTATATTTTTATTTTCGTAAATTATTTTATCTTTTAGGTAAGGAGATATTGATTTTTTTGATTTAGATAATATAAATTTTTCAGTATCATCTAATAATTTTTGGTGATATTTAATACGACCATATTCTGTTTCCAAAATTTGGTAATCTTTTATATCTTTTATAATTTTATTTGGAATTCTTATTATTTTATTTGACATTTTTAATTTATTCTAATTTATTCTAATTTATTTTCTAAATTGCAAATATTATATTATAATTAGATTATAGTCTATAATCGACATTTAAATTGAAAATATTTTTTAAAAAGATACTGTATATTTTTAATATATTTTTAATGTATATTCTAATCTATTCAGTAT